CTGAACCTGACCACCGTCTTGATACATTCTAGGATTCATACGTTGCATAGGACTAAAGTTCATAGCAGGATTCATAGGTCTTTGCATCATAGGTTGTTCATCTACCATACCGCCCATTTGCATCTTACCCATAGCTTTGGCTATTGCCATACCGCGTTTGCGCTCGTACTCTGATATTTTACCGTCTTTATTTAAGTCGGATTTCTTTTTATCAAAACCAGTGCCTTGATTAAACATTCTACGGCTGTGTACTTCTCCACCATCTTCCATCTTAGGCATAGTATCTTTTAAGTCAAGATTTATAAAATCATTTTTTATTTGACCAATATTATCATATTGTCCAGATTTTATTAACTCATTTATTAAATACGCCTTAGTAGAAATGTCTACTAAATAATCATTTGTTACTCTATCTATCTCGCCTTCAGCTGGAGGAACGCCTTTTTTTGTATTTTTAGTTAACAAATTGTAAGACTTGTTATATCTTTTGTATTCAGGAGTATCAGTTACATTAACACCGTTACGTTTACCTTGATTTATAATTGATAAAATGCTATCAATAGAGTCTTCTCCAAGCATTTTAGGGCTTTGAATGGGCATAGAACTTCTTCTAATATCTAACTCTCCACCATCTTCGTACTGTATCATGCCACCTTGTTGTTTACCGATTAAGTTCTTTAAAAAACCTAATGGTGATTTTTCATTATCCATATTAAGTATTGATGTTTTATTTTGTCTATCAAAATATCCTTCAACTAAATCAGCTGGTAATGAATCTTGAGGTGCAAAAGCCATTTTCCGCCTAGCGCTAGACTGAGCTTTTCTGTCTAATAAAGACATAGACTGAGATTGTCTTGGTTCAGAAAGATAGTAGCGAAGACCGTCATCACCCCCTACTTGGTCAGCTGGTATAGCCATAATAACTTGACCAGTAAACATATCACCATCTCTACCTATATCTCTTGAAACTACACGAGAACCGCGTAAAGTCTTGCTTTGCACTTGTCCACCTTCTTGGTATACGGGTGATTTAGGTTGGGCTATGCCGTTTTGCATAGAGGCAGAGGCAATCAACGCGTCAATAGCAGTATTGCCATTTTGCATTTTCTGTCTATCTCTACCTATTTGTGTGATTTGTTGTAATACAGGCAGATAATCAGGTACCGCTTCTTTTGGAATAATATATTCTCCACCTTCGAGTTCAACGTCTGGTCCGTCAGCTACCGAAGCTGGAACCCCGCCGTCTGCGTGGGATGGTCCTCTTACGAGGCCGTAACTAGGAAATCTGCCCTTGCTTGTATTAGCCATATGGTATGTGGATTTATAGCCTTTTGTTTATAAACAGTTAGTGAAGATATTCTTCACAGTCTATTAATATAGTTAATAAAATAATATAATGCAAATAAATATTTTAGTTTGTTCTTGCTCCTGTCATCCAGTTATATTTTTTAAGTTTTGAAAAAGTGCTACGTTTTTTGCTAGATGCTTTAAATTCGTCTTTAGTGCTGGCTTGGCTTTTGGGTGGACGTGCAAAATAATCTGCATAGTACAAAGCATCCATTAAGTCATCGTTACGAGGTTTTGGATGTTCAAAAAACTCATCAACGATTTCTGTCATCTCTCTGCGAATATATAACTTTTTGGAATTTACAATAGGTCCAAGTGTAGTTTCTAGTCTGTCTTCCTTTTTAATTCTTGCTGGAGGTTTTACGCCTTTAAATATTCCCGGCATTAATCTTTTTTCTGTTGCACTCATACGCGTTACCATATCTCTGACCATTTCTTGCGCTGCTACCGTTTCAATCGTTACGCGTTTTACCGGACTGTATTTTTTTGCTATTTCAATAATCTTTGCAGGAACATCAAATGTAGGTATGCGCTCTCTAAAGTATTCTAGTACGTATCTATTCTTACGAGCGTCAATACCCATAACCAGTATTACCTGATAGTCTGAAGTATCCGATGCGGTAGCTGCAAGGTCTACACCAATGTAAATATTTATTGGTATCATCTCGTCTTTTTCTGCAAGATAGTTGAAGTTACTCATTTTTCTTCTTTCACCAGAGTAATATTGAATCCTATCTATTTTAAACGAAGCGTTCGTTATGTCTCGCGCATCATTCATATACTCTTGTGCAAACTTATTTACAAGACCTGCTTCTATAAACTCTTGTTTCTTTGCTCCTAGTTTTTTTAACGAAAACTGTTCAGGCCATATAGACTTACCGCTCTCTATCGCACTATGAAAGTATACATCCCAAGGATAGTGCCTATCATCTTTTTTTGCCTGCTGAAACCCATCATAGGTCATTTGTAAAAAACTATCAAAGTGTACAATCGTACCTGCAAGCCATATCCAGCCTTCTCTACCCGGCGACTCTTCTAATGCAGGATATATTGTAGATACTACCCAACGCTTAATATCATTTCTTCTATCAGGTGTCTTGGTATTTAACTCCGACTCAAAGTCATCTAAAATAATACCGGTGTATCGTACATCTACCTCAGCACGACCTCTTAGTCTTTGGCTAGTACCCTTTGCAATAATTCTATCGCCCTTAGGAGTTACGAGGTCTTTTTCTGTCCAACGCTTTCCAACGCTACCACCATCCATGTTACCAAAGTAATACTTAATCATTTTGTTGGTTTCTAAGTGATACCGTAAAAATTTTAAGTGGTCAATGGATTGTCCTTGTTCTTCCGATACCCATGCAATAAAGTTTTGGGAATCTGTTCCAGAAAAACATAGTTTATGTAAGATTGCTGTTTTCGATAATATTGATTTACCAAATCCTCTTGGCAATATGATACAAATACGCTCTCCGGGCTTTGTAGATATTAATCGTTTTGATATTTGATAATGGCACAGAGGTGATGCACTTTTGTTTAAAAAGTCATTAGGAAGAAATGCTCTACCAAAAAATAATAAGTCGTTATAACATTTTGCTAGCACCTCGTCTTTTTCTGACATTTCTGACGCCGGTGGTATTACATTAAATGTTTGCAGGCTATTGTCTAGCTGCTTTTCTTTTTTTGTAAGCTTCTCTTTTTCTTTTTTTGTTTTCAAGTGTTAGCTTTCTTTTTCTACGCTTTCTTTCTTTTGCAGATTTATTTGGCATTATTTTTTCTTTTTATACCCGCCTCTAGGTCCAAGTCTTTTTTCTTCTTCCATGTTTAATGCTATTGCAATAGCTTGCTTCATAGGTTTTCCTTCGCTTAACAATTTTGATATTTTAAGCTGAACTCTTTTATTTCTGTTTCTAGCCATTACCACTTAACCTTGTTTGCCCAAAAAGCTGCAGACATTTTTCCTTTTGCAATGTTTTTACGATGTCTAGCTTTAAAAGATTTACGTTTCATTTTTGTTGCTCTTGATTCTCCTGCTTTAGGTTTACCAGCTGTCTTTGCACCTTGTTGCCCAAAACGAATTGTCTTTATCTTGTCGCCTTCTTTAGCAACTACAATATGACTTTTTTTTGGATGGTTTGGTGTACGCTTAGGTTTATTATAACCCGTAACGCCAGCCCTTGCTAATCTAGGGTCTTTTTTTCTTGCCATGTTGTCTCCGTATTGCTGCTTTACCAGCTTTTGCTATACTAACCTGTGTTCTTTTACCAGCAACTTTTGCTCTTTGTTCCATAACGGTCAAAATCTGTATTTTACGTGCAAAAGGTTTTCGAATCTTTTTAACACGTGCTACAGTAGCCCGTGCATCTGCTGGTGTTGCAAATTTTATACGTACGGTATCTTTAGGATTTTCGTCTGTATACAGTCTGCGTCCAGAACCTTTAGGTTTTTTACCAGTGCCCTTTTTAGGGTCACGTTTTTTTCTCATCGTTTTTTACGTCTTGTTGTGGTTTTTCTTGTAGTTTTCTTTTTACCACCACGTATGAGGTCTGCATCTGCCTTACGTGCACCACCTTTACCAGTAGCAAAGCTACGAACACGTCCGGCAGCCCAAGCGTGGGCGCTTGTGCCGGGCCTCGAACCGCTGGAATAGTAAGCCCCCAACCCTCTGGAGTACACCTTAGACAGAGTAGACTTTGCTATTCCTGAGCTTTTAGAGTATTTATTAATTACAGCAGCTTTTGAACTACCTGCGCTTTTTCTTTTTGGTGCGCTTTTTTTTCTTGCTGGCACTTTGACTCCTCTCTTTTGATATTCTATCCATCATAGCTGGTGTAAGTTTACCAGCAGCGTAAAGTTTTCTTGTTCTAATTATTTCTGACTCAACTTTAGATGGACTCTTAGCACCCCTAACGTATTTTTTAGGAACACCTCTTTTGGTTTTTGCTACTTTTTTAAACTTACGGGGCATGATTACTTCTTTTTTCTTTTCTTAACCATTCCTCCGGGCATCATTTTTTTACGTTTGACCATTCCACCACCATACATTTTCTTTTTCTTTGGTCTTCCTACTTTTTTTCCGTATGTACCTTTTCCTCTTGGCATAATTAACTCCTAGTTATTGTTATGTTATAGATTGTTTTGCCCCATGTAACCCTTTTAGGATAGCACCACATCAATCTGGTGAACCCTCTGTAAGCATATTAGACTCAAATGCTTTTAGTTTGTCACGGGAAAACCCAGTAAACTCTTGAATTAAAGCTACTGAGTCTGTTTTCTTTTCGGTTGATAATAAACCGGAAATCTTCATTAATGTTTCTAATGCGCGTAATTTATCCGCATCTCTTGCATCGTTCTTATCTACTACACCCTTGGCTTGCTCTAATAAGTATGTCTTGGTAATACCAAGGTCATTCATTAGTTCTTCTACTTCTTTATTCACAAGTGTCCTTATCTTCTTTTGTTTTAATAATACTTTGGTCCTTTTGTGTGCATAATCCCTGTTATTGGTCTTATAAACATTTAAATACGCTTCTACCGGTTCCCTACCCAATGCTATCATCTTTGCAAACAACTTTTCTCTATGGGTAATAAACTTACTCTCGTTGTACTTTTTAAAGGTATAGATGTCCTTTGGTGGCTTACCTGTTAGTTTATGGTCCTCTGTTGCAAAAGATGTACCCAGTAAGGTTCTAACGTAGTAGGTCTTCTTACCTTTTTTGTCGTTATACATCAATGCTTTGCGCAATATAGTAAGAACCTGTCCATCATCACTAACTACCCATTGACCCTCTTCTGCGGTTCTCCAGTCCTGTTGCAGCTCTTCTTTGCGGTGATGTTTGCGAAACTCCTTCTCGTTCTCGTATATATGGTAGTCCACTCCCTTTATGGTCTTTTTGTACATATTAGGCCTCTGCGGTGAACTCCCCATCAAATGTATCTATGAGCAGAGGCATTTCTATTTCTTCAATAATCAAGAGTATCTCTGTCATATAATGAAAGTCTCCAGTCTCCTTGAACTTGTCTGATAAAGCTTTGAGCTCATCAATCGTTGGGCCTAAATCAAGAATACTATTTGGAGAACTGTTTTCCATAGATATAATATAAAAATAGATATTTTGGTATACAAGAAAAAAGGTGTTGACAGTTATAGGTAAAAACTAATAAATTTAAACGTCGGTTGAAGCAAGTGAATAATATTATTAATATATTAATATATTAATATTATAATATTATAATATTATAATATTAGTAATATTAGCGCTTTTTAATATTATAATATTAGCGGCGGTGTGACCTTTCAATCACCTCGATTGTACGTCCTCCTTTTATCACACCGTCGCCTTACCCTTCCTAAGCCGGCGCGCTCCCAAAGAGCTTGCGCCCGGCGCTACCTAAAATCTCTAAAATTTTGAAAAAAAAATTTTATTATGTGTGCCTTTCTTTTTTTTACACACGGCCCCCCCTCGTTAGGATTTCTAGTTGTAAAAGTTAGGTTGAAAAAGTGGACCTCGTTTTACTAGGTTGAAATTTATTTTAAAAAAGATGGAACCTTTTCAAAACCTACTAGTATTAAGAGTATGAATAATATTAATCAAATAGAAAGGAAAAAAATATTATGACTACTATAACAACTAACGAACTAAAAAAAGGAACCCAAATCAAATCAACCCAGCTTGGCTTACCCGTTTCAGGTGTTATTGCTGACAACAAAAAAGGTAATACTAGACTTGTAGAAGTAAAAGGGTCAGAGGTTGGCTTGTTTGATGAAATAGGCAGTGTTTACGCCTACGATATTAAATTTGCTAAAATAGGCGGTCAATGGATTAGAGTCCAGCATACTGAAAAGCAAATGAAACTACAAGAGCTAAACAATAGCTTATTTTAATAATAACAGGGGGGTCGAAAGGCCCCCCAAAGGAAAGAAAATGAAACAATATAACGTAGAAATAGCAGAGGTCTTTGAAATTGCTTATGTACAGCACGTACACGTTGAAGCGCCGGATGAAGACGCTGCTGAAGCTAAAGCCCTTGAAATAGCTGACAGCAGAAGAGCTAATGCTCACGAAGAGAATAGAGGTATGCTTGAAAGGGAAATCGAAATAGAAGAAGTCTAACTGACGAGCCTTTAATAGGCGAAACCCGGGAACTTTCTCGGGTCTTAGACAGTATAAGATGGTAAGTTATTTGACAATTAAAAAAAGGAAATACTATGAAACGTATAGCAAACAGAAACGCGCGTGAATACGTGCAGAGGAACGAACCTTTCAAAGGTTCTAATATGTTTGGCTTGTTTGATGATGATGACCAAGGGAGCAACACCCCTTATGTTGTCTACTCTTACGGGTACCATTTCCCGATGTTTATTTACCTAGGTAATAGTTGGTATGAAAACACGGATAAATACTCAAGAAGCACATCGAAACAACAATTACAAGCACACCCACATATGGACACAATTAAGATGACAACAAAAGAAATGAAGGAACTTCTAGAAAAGAACCTAAACGAAAGATTAGCATAGGTTATAGGGTGTAAGGTCCTGAGCATGACCAAAAACTGCTCCCTTTCTATAAACTATTTTTAATGGACCATTCACGTAAGTAGTAAACATTACTATTAATTCACGCAGATAATTCACGTAAGTAGTTTTATACAGAACATTCACGTAACTACCTTAATTTTTTAAGTCAATTCACGTAAATACTTAAATTTTAAGGTAATATTCACGTAAATAGTAGTTTATTAATACAATTCACGTAGGTAGATATTAATATATTAGTGACTAATTATACATAATAGATGCAACAACCTATTAAATATATTTATTCTATATATAAGCATACTCACCCCCCTAAACAAAATAATTTATTTTTTATGGAACTTTTTTATTTATCGTATGTATTAAGAGTAGTAAATGAAACAAAATGAAAGGTAAAAAAATGACTAAATCATACGCAATTAGACCAAGTAAAAAAAACAATAAACAGGGGTGGCAAATCGAATATTTCTATTTAGATAATTATTTTCATCGGAATGGATTTGAACTTGATAAATACGATGTTAAGGGTGCATGGTTTGAAAATCGCGAGGATGCAGAGTATGAATTAATGAATTTGCAATATTTTAACGATAAAACTAAAGGAATAATATAATGAGTAATACAGCAATAAATATGATGGATATTGATATAATAGCTTGGCAAGTAGAAAACAATACAACGGCTATTTGGAATATATTAATGGAAGATAGTGGATTTAAAGAGCTATTTAAAGAGCAAATTAAAACAGCTACAAGTTCAAGTGATATAGTAAATACTCTAAGCAATTACGCTAATGAGAATTTAATTTAAAATAACTTGGAACTTTTTAAAAACTCAATCGTATAACTATACAAATAAAGGAATAAAATTATGAATATTAAACTTACACAAAGAGATAAACAGGAACTTAAAAAATGGTTCGAGGAACCTGTAAAGTATAAAGGACATACAATACAATTAACAAATTCAACACTTAAAGAATATGAGCAATTTTGTAAACTAGCTGATGCCTATACAAAAAAACTAAAAACAATAAAAGGAATAAAATAATGAGAATATCACAATCAGATTTACAATATAAAATAGATACTATTAATGAGCTATTAGGCTATGATAAAAAGCCTTATAGCTCTAAGGATGGTAAGTTAAAAGCCAATAAAGGAACTTTTTACGTAGGACAAGCGTATGGTGGATATAGGATAGAGCAGATGTGCAACGAGGGTGGAGGGTGTAAAGACATATCGTACAGGGGCACCAAAAAAGAGTGTTATTTTTACGCTAAAGGAATCATTGAGGGTATTGAACAAGCTAATAATAAAGGATAAATACTATGAACTTATCAGACTTAACAATGAAAAACGTAGAACATATTGGAGAAATTATTTCAGAGGGCTGTGAGGGTGTAATGAGCAACGCAGGATTGAATAATAGGATGACCGAAGAAGAATTTATTAAAGCAGAAAGTATATTACAAGACTTTGAATCAACTCTACGTGAATTAGTAGAAAAACAACTAAAAGAAAAGGAGCAAAACAATGGGTAGGTATTATAGTGGCGATGTTGAAGGTAAGTGGTGGTTTGGAGTACAATCATCAAACACCCCAATCAAGTTTGGAGGACAAGAAACATTTATAGACTATACAATCTGTAACGATGGTACCTTTAAACGTCAAGTGAAACAGCTTAAACAAGACCTAGGTGATAAACTTGAGTGGCTACAACAATTCTTTGATGAGAATAATGGCTACAACGATGCGATGCTAACGGAGTTTATGATGAAGAAGAATCCAAGATACAATGGCTCAGAGCTACGTAGAGACCTAGAGAACTTTGCAGACTATGAGTTTGCGATGCAAGTAAAAGAATACTTTGATGAGACAGGTGAAGAGTGCTGTAATGTCAATTCAGAACTATAAACAAAAGGAATAAATACTATGCAAGTAAAAGAAATAATAGAAATACTTAAAAAAAGATACAAGCCGAATGATTCTTTAGTGATAATTTGGTGGGGTTACGATATGTTTGAAGACGATATAAAAGAAGAACTTTGGGATGATGTTGTTTGGGACGTATGCGATGCGTTAGATTATCCTAACGGACAAATTTCTGAAATTATCTATGAAACATTACTAGAAGTAAAAGCAAGAAACAAGGAATAAACAATGAATGAATACGATAAAGAAAACTACGAGCTACAACAATACGCAGACTCTTTGGTGGATAGTGTGATTGAGCTAGAGAAAAAGAACGCAGAGCTAGAGAATGAGTGCAGAGAGCTACGCAACGAACTAATTAAAATGAGAGAGGTGAAGTGATGACTATTGGAAAACTTAGAGAAATTATTAATAATGATTGGTACACAGATGAGCAAGAGGTGTTGCTAGAAGTGTATTCTGATAAGCCAATATCTGATGGCGAGTGTATCACGCTTTCTGAG